TGTTCATCAAATCCGTGATTAATTAAATGATTTAGACAAGATTCTTCATTTAATAATTTTAAATCCTGATACTTTGAAATATAATAATTATAATCAAAATANTTTAATAATTTATTGTTCATTTATTAANAAGTTTAATTTTATTTAATTATTTAAACTTATTNAGTAATGAATACTGTAAAAACATACAGTGATACACGGGGTACTTTAATGTTTCCAATTAAGAATAATAAACANGGAAATNACATTGAATGTAATTTAAAAGAATGTACATATTCTATTAATCATAAAAATGTATTCAGAGGACTNCATATTAATACATTTTCTAAAATNATTACATGTATATCAGGTTCATTTATAGATATAATAGTAAATTTAGATACTTATATTCCTGAATATTTTACAATTAAACCCGGAGAACAAGTATATTGTCCAGAAAATTATGCTCACGGGTTTCTTTCATTAGAAGAAAACAGTATTCTTTCATATTTTATAGATACCGAATTTGATTCAGAAGATGGTAGACTAATTAATTATAAAGACTTATTTCTGAATATTAAATTACCTATACCCGATTCTGAAATAATAATTAACGAAAAAGATTCTACTTCTCCATATTTACAATTTGATTATTTTTTACTTGGTAGTACAGGTTTTATAGGTAAAGAAATACTAAATTCTTTAAAAAGTCAATATAAAAGTGTTTTATGTCTAAAAAATAGAATGAACGATTTAATTGGTATATCTAAATTAATCGACTTTTATAAACCGGTTTATTTAATAAATGCTGCTGGATTAACAGGAGTTGGTAATACAAAATGGTGTAATGAAAATAAACGAGAAACACTTATGACTAATGTTATAGAACAAATTGGAATTGTAAATTTATGTAATGATAAAGAAATTCACTGTACAATAATTGGGTCTGGGGCAATATATTCTGATTCGAAGGAAATTAAAACAGAACTCTCCCTCGGAGATTTACATTCCGAATATTATTCACATACAAGAATATTGTTAGAATCTATGATAATTAACTTTGATAATTGTTTATATCTAAGAGTTAATTATCCAATTTCTAATAATAGTAATCCCAAAAATTTACTAAGTAAATTACTTAATTACTCTGAAATTGAAGATATAGAATTAAGTATATCAAATTTGAATTCATTAATGAATATATTTCCTCAAATGTTGGAAAATGGGGAAAAGGGAATATTTAATTTTGTTAGTGGTAATATTTCTTTACGTAAAATAATTGAATACTATTCAGAACATAATACTAAAATTGAAAAACAATTTAAATGCACCGAGCGGTCAGGAACATTATTGTCTAATGATAAAATACGTGAATATATATCAGAAACAATTGATGTCGGAATAATTGAATTAGTAAAAAATTACAAGTAAAAAATTACAAGTAAAAATTACAAGTAAAAAATTACAAGTAAAAATTACAAGTAAAAATTACAAGTAAAAATTACAAGTAAAAATTACAAGTAAAATTTTAGAAAATTTATATATTCATTAGAATCCGTCGTATTTATATTTTTTACGCTTTTGTTAAATCGACCACAATTTAATTCTAAACTAAATAGTTCTATATTACAACAAGGAAATATTTGTGAATCATCCAGTACTAGACTATTATTTATTAATTCTTTATAATTATCTAATTTGAAAAAATTGCAAGGAACATTTAGTTGTGTAAAATTGTTAACACAATTAGTATAAATATCAATTGAATAATTTAAATATAAAAGCGCTTTTATTCCTTCGATTGTATATCGTTGAATTTTATCATTATTATGTAAATAAATTATTTTTTTACTTTTTTTAGAATATGGAAATAATATAAATTCTTCCGATTCTCCAAAATATTTATAAAATTCATGTATAGAACTCCATTTAGTTTTATTCAATAATATACTTCCTGTATTATTAATTTTGAGGTTTGAATAATCAAGATTGTTATAATTTAAATATTTCATATTCATATTTTCACACATTAAATTTTTAGTTTCTACCCACCGAACCGCGTATGAATCGCGTGTTTTTTCATCTATTCTCCAATTATTTTTAATAAAAATACTTTTTGATAAAGACCACGTGAAATTTATATCTCTATCCGCACCAAATTTAAGTAGTTTCCAATTCTTTTTATCAGTATAATCGACTTCTGGATTAACTAATGAACATATATTAAAATTATTATTAAAAGCGACAATACTTATTGCGTGTTCACCGGATAATATACAATCTAACTTATCTTTTTTCTTACCAAGAACAGTATTACTTAATTTATGAAATAAAAAATTATGTGGTTTTATTAATAAATGTACATAATTACTAATAACCATAAATAAATATCCTGGAACACTTGGACCTTCTGGTACAGCACATTTTTTCAAATATGTTAATATATTACTACAAATAATACTTTTAGTATTTTTTAATTTTAAATAAAATGGTTCTAACCAAGATTCTGAATTATTAAATGGTCCAACGACACCACAATTCATAAAAACGACATAATTAAATAATTTATCTATATTTTTTTTGAATTTATTTTCTAAATATCTAATTCCAATTAAATATGATTCAAAATCCATACAATTTTCATTTTTAATTATTTCAACGTTATCTTGTTTTGGTATATTGACCTCAGTATTATAATTATTAATTATAAATAAATAAAATATAGAATCTTTTTTTTCAAGAGTGCATTTTTTTACAAAATATGCAAGATTTGTTTCATTTCTATATTCTCCTGGTCTATTATAATATACATAAATAACAGCGGTTTTATATAAATACTTATGTCCAACTGATTGTAACTCTTGTCCATAATTTATTAATCTATTTTCGTTTTTACCCCAGTTCAAATAATGTTTACTGGCAAGATTATAATTATTTAATTTTTTTAAGTCGTCATACTTGCTTGTATAATATTTATAATCAAATACTTTATCTTGAAAATCTGTAATATTAATCGTCGTTCGAGTACTTTCTGGTTCATTGTCAATCGTCGTTCGAGTACTTTCTGGTTTATTGTCAATCGTCGTTCGAGTACTTTCTGGTTCATTGTCAATCGTCGTTCGAGTACTTTCTGGTTCATTGTCAATCGTCGTTCGAGTGCTTTCTGGTTTAGTGTCAATCGTCGTTCTAGTACTTTCTGGTTCATTGTCAATCGACGTTCGAGTGCTTTCTGGTTCATAGTTATTAGATTCCTTAATATATTTTACGTCTCTATTTTCGTATATTCCAAAATTGTGGTAATGTATAATAGCTCCATCTTTTGTTTTTATGTGATTTAAATCTAAATTTTTATTTATATAATAATTCCAATCAAAATTACATTTATTAAAAAATTCATGATAAATATAATTTTGCCACATATCTATAATGTTATTAAATTTACCAGTATTTTGTTTGTCAGTATTTTGTTTGTCAGTATTTTGTTTGTCAGTATTTTGTTTGTATTTTAAACTAAATTTTTTATTTGGATTACAAAAAAGTCTTTTTTCTTTAAAACCGTTATTTATAAAATGATGAATTGCGTAATACTCTTGTTTAATATGTTTTAAGTCGTCATTTAATAAAATATATTCATTCCATTTAAATTTAATGTCACTAGTATTATCAATATTAAATATTGATTTTAAATTATTATTTTTAAATTTAATATTCATATTTTCATTAAAATTTAATATAATATGTTTTTTAATTTCAATATTACTTTCTAATTGATTATCTTTTAAATATCTTTCTTTATCTACTGAATCTAAATGAAATGGTTCTCTTAATTCTTTTTGACCATAATATATAAAATGTTTGTATAATAAATTATTATTAAAATTAGATAAATCATCATATTTATGTTTATAATAAAAATAATCGAAGTACATTAATATATATTATATTATTTTTTTAGTATAATTAACGGAGTGTTCTTGCACTTGGGTCATTACTGTCATTCCAATTTGGCATCCAAAAATATGGAATGATATTACTTTTATCCGTATATTCCATTTCAAATAAATAACGATAATACATTTGTTCCGGAGTACTTGGAGAATTAAACTTATAATTTATATCAGGAAGTAAAATACTATTAACTTTATTTTTAATAATTTTATGCCACGAATTATTCTCAGAACTTACACCATCTGAAAAAGCTTCTTTTTTACGTGATAAGATTGATTCTGGAAGTAATCCTATAAATGAATCTCGTAATAATTGTTTTTCCAATTTATTTTTTTGATTTCTTAAATGAACCGGAATGCTTAAATACATCTGAACAAATGTTTTATCTAAAAATGGTGTTCGTGGTTCAAGACCACAACTTGCAACGGTTCTATCACTTCTAAGTACATCAAAGTAATGAATATTACTAAGTAATTTTGTAATTTCAGAATCAAATTCTAAATTATTTGGTGCGGAATGAAAATATAAATACCCACCAGTAACTTCATCCGAACCATCTCCATTAAATATAACCTTTGCATCAGAATTCTCAGAAATATATTTTGAAATAAGATAATTTCCCACACTTGCTCTGACAGTTGTTGTATCATACGACTCTATTATTTTAACAACTTCGGGAATTACTTGAAAAAATTCATCTTCTGATACAATTACTTCGGTGTGTTTCGTTTTTAAATAATCAGCAACAATTCGCGCATATTTTAAATCAGTTGAACCTGGAAGTCCTATACTATATGTTTCAATTTGTTTTTCGGGTTGTAAATTACATACTAAACTTGTTATAAGACTTGAATCCAGCCCACCAGACAATAGACACGCGATTGGTCTATCTGACAGTAATCTTTTCTTTACAGATTTAATTAATGTATGTTTAATTAGAGAAGTGTAAAAAGAATATTCTGTTCCAAAATTTGGAAATTGTTGACAATTTGGTAATATTAAGCCACCAAATGAAAAATATTTACATAATTTACCATTATAATAATGTCCAGGAGGAAATTGAATAATTTCAGAATCTATAAACATTAACTGTTTTAATTCTGACGCAAATGACGTCATTTTAGTGTCGCAAAATAATGGGCGAACACCAAATGGGTCTCTGGCAATAACTGTATTGTCGTTATTAGAATCATAAATAATAAATGAAAAGACTCCATCGAGTAATTTAATAAAGTAATCAATCGGGTAACGCAAATAAAGGTCGATGATAATTTCACAATCTGAATTTGTTTTAGGTTTTAAATTCATATCTTCATACAGCTGTTTATAATTATAAATTTCCCCATTACATATTAAATAAATACCCTTTTTAATAATTGGTTGATTACTAATTGTATCAAGTCCGTTTATACTTAAACGGTGAAAACCAAGTATAACATTTTCATTAATTTGTGTAATTTCTGAATTGTCTGGACCACGTGATTTTCCCTTAGTAAAATAATTATTTAAATTTAATAATTTATATTTTCCCCGAATAAAAAAGATACCACACATTTTAATTATAAGTTAATTAAATTTTTTAAGTATCTTTTATTAACTTATAATTAAATTTAATTAATTTGTAATTCAAATAATTCAACTAATTTTAGATAACATGGCAATAATGTATAATAATTACTATTGTTATTTACATCAAAATATTTTGAAATTTCATTGAAAAAGTGGGACCGACCTTTGGTTTTTAACCATTGTATATCATTATCTGATACAATATATTCCATTGACCAAGTTAATGCATGACCACAGGATACAAGTATATCATAAATATCAAGTTGTGGTAATTTATTGTGTGATATACTATTCTCTAATTCATAATTTGATTGATATTGATAAAAATGTTCTTGTATTTTAAAAATAACAGATTCAATTATTAAATTGTAATCTTTTAAAAAATGAAATGATGCATTTAAATTCATTGTATAATGGTTCATCTGTTCACAAAGTTCATCCATAATTTTTAATAAATTCGTTCACAGTTTACAGTTTACAGTTCACCATTTCACTATTTACCAGTTTAGATTATTTTATTATTTGTAAAATTTATTCAATAAGTACATAATTTGTAAGTATTTCTTTCGGTTTCAAGAAAATAATATTATTTTTATAATCTGTATTCTGTAATTTAAATTTTTGATAATTTGTTAATTGCCAAGGCCAAATTAATTTAGTTTCTTTATGACTAATTCTATAAAGAATAGGCTTATTTAATAACTTATAAACAATTTTGTAGTAATTTGCGAAAATTTTAATTTTTTTTTCTTTAATTTTAATAATTGACGATTCATTATTATTTAGTCTATTATACATATTAACCCATTTACAATCATAATCTATTTTTAACTTTCCAATAGAAACGGGTTTATCATTTTTGATTTTTAGTCTGCTAAATCCGGTATTACAAATTACTTTACAGTGGCATATTGAACAAAATACACATTCAGAGTCCCATTCTCTGTTTACAAATTGTATTCTTTTTTGATCTTGGGGTCCTTTAAAATTGACTATTATATTTGCTTTACGCCATATATGCAAATGGGCATTTTGTAAATCATAATATGGCCCAGGAACATCTCTATTAAAATCAGAGTAATTTTTTTTTATTAATCCTGCTTCATTTTTTATTTTTTCACGCTTCGCCATCTCAGAAAAATTAAGCTTACCATTTTGGATAATGATATCCATCGAAATAGTAGTAATGTAGTAGTATTTTATTATATTAAAGCAAACTAAGTTTAATTATTTTTTGTAAATTTAGAATAAGAATTTGATTACTAAAATAAATAATAAATTTAGTACTATTCCATTATCATGTCCAATTTTTTCCAATTTATTATTAAAATAATTATTATTTACACTTCTTTTATTTTTTAATTCACCAATTATATTCTTAATAAATATAATATTATGAATAACACAAATTATTATTATGAATAATTGTAAATAATTACCACTCGAATATAACATTATTATTGAAATTAATAATATAACGTATTTAATAAAATCTGCGGTTGTGTCATATAATGCTCCATACTTTGAACCATTCTTACATTTTCTTGCTACCGCTCCATCTAAACAGTCTAATAAATAAATAATTAAATAAAGTATGATACCAACAGTTATACTCTCCCTTCGTATAATATTTAAAAACAATGGAATTGTAAGAAGTAAACCAAAAGTTGTTATAGTATTAGGAGAAATAAAGCATATATTGTCAGCGATAGGATTTAGTAAGTAATTATATATGTAATAATCTAATCCACCATCCGGCTCTGGCATTATTAATTATAAAATGTTTTATTTTTCCACAATTTTTTATAATCATTTCCATTTTTCCATTTTGTTGATAAACCGCATCCAGAACACTTATGTTGAATTATTTTTCCATACTTATAAGATTTAATATATAAATTTGGTTCAGGTATTATATTAAAATGTGCATATCCACACATAATATTTGGATTTATTTTTAATTTTTTAAATATTTCTTTTAATAAACATGGTCCTAACATAGATAAAAAATTATTTGTATAAATTTTATTTTTAATATTATATATACACTTATTTATAGATTCTAATAATATTAAGTCTCCTTTAACAGCTCCAAAAAAACTATTTAATATACAAAAATTGTTTTTATAATTAAATAAGTTAAAAATATTATCAGTATAATTACCCAAATAAGCTTCTTTAAATAATACTATATTGTATCTCTTTGAATTATTTAATTTATCAAGTATTCCCTTTTTTAAACAAACTTGTTTGTAATCTGAATACCATCCACCCTCATTATAAATAATAATATATCTAAAAAAATCCGCTTTACCCGCATAAGCATTAATATTATCAAAATGAGTTAATAATGTTATATCTAACTTAATTAAATATTCTCGTATGTCTTTTAAATACCAATATTTAATTATATATCCCGGATTCATTTTTTCCCAAGACTCGTGTGCATATTTTACATTTTGACTAAGAGTTGTATCAATTGATTCTTGTATTAATATCTTGTGAATTACTTTTGGTATACTTATTATTGTACTACCATAATTCTTATAAGTGTCTTTAAATTTAATATTCTTAATTAATAATATTAAACTTAAAACTACAATAATTATTATTAAAATGTGAATTATCATTATAATTAAGTTATATATTATTAATTAAGTTATATATTATTAATTAAGTTATATATTTAATTAAAAAATATATTAATTAATTAATGTTGTCATTTGTTATAACACTTAAATCTGAGTCTGATTATAAAAAAACAGATGAATATAATTCTTTAATTAAAAATGGAATTGACCCAATTGTAGTTCCCGGTGTTCGGGCAACTGATTCAGATATAAAAAAATATCCGCTTCGTCCAAAAAATATCATTGGATCAAAAATAGCTCATTTAAATGCCTGGAAAACTGCAAAAGAAAAATATTCACTTGTTATAAATAGTTGTCCAGTCTCACTTATTTTAGAAGATGATGCGTATATTAATACAAAAGGAATTCTTAAAAAAATTAAAAAAATTCAGGATTCTTCTTTTGATATTTATAAATTACATACAGATTTTAATGGGCAATTATTTATATCAGTCGCGGCATATTTAATCAAAAATGACCGTATTGAATATTTACTAAATAACTATTATACAGTATTTGGATATGTTGATATTGATTTATATTTACTTTATTTAAGAGGTGTTTTAAATATGAAAGTACACTCCAAAAATTTATTTAAAACAAATGAAAATATATCAGTAAATAGAAAAGAAAGTAAAGAAAAACAAATAATACATAATTTATTTAAAAATATTAAAATATCATCCGATTCCGATAAAACAGTCGAACATGTATTAAATTACCCTCTTGTAAGAATTCAAAATAACGAATATACAGTATATATTATAGTATTATTATTTTTTATAATTATTTTTAGTATTTTTAGAAAATGGAAAATTGTATCTGGGTTAATACTTTTATTGTTTATTTAATTTAATATATCCTCGTGAATATAATGATAAAATTGAAGTAATTAATCCAAATAACATTAATCCTTGATGACTAATTGGACTAAATGTACAAAATTTATTAAGTTTATCCTGAAACCCTGTTACTGTTCCTTTTGTTGTACCATTTTTCTTCGAATCTTTTAATTCTTCTGGACAAAGGTCATTTTTAACTATTTCAAATGGGTGAAATGGTAATATATGTATTATATAAACACATGGTAATAAAATTAATATATTAAATAAAGCTGTTTCTGGAAAAATCCACGCGACCAACATAAATGACCAAAATAACATAGTTAAAAAATCATAAAGTTTAAATATTTTTGAATATTTACAATCTTTCATTTATAATTAATAAATAATAAAATAAATTATTTATTAATTATAAATGAATAATACTATTTTAGATTTTATAATCATATTAATAACTATTTCATTGATATTTGGATTAACATATTTAGTTAATTGTATGTAGAATTCCAATAAATTAAATAAAGAATACATCCAGCAATAGTACAATTAATTATTCCCCATATAGTATCCATAAGAGTAATCCCAATGTTCCAATCACTAAATATCGAAAAATTTGTTAAATTAAATATTCCGTAAGTTACGAATCCAACTAATGCTGAATATAATAATGCTTCTGACAAATTTTTAGGTTCTTGAACTGCGAGCGCTGAACATAATATTAAATAAACTAAAAATGATGTAAAATAATTTATTTTTTTAGTAGTTGGATAATATTTATTAGTAAAATAAAACCATATTAAATCAAAAATAATTAAGGATATTATTATTATTAATCCTCTTAATGTTCCTTGAATACTTTCATCAATAGAGTCAAAAAAAACTAATTGAGTTCTCATTTAATTAATAACAATTATTTAATTTGCTTTTTATTAATTAAATGATCAGTTTTATTCATTAAAAAATGAAACGGGCTTTTAACTTTTGTATAAATATCTTCCACAAATGTAACGTGTGAATCCATTCTTTTTGTTTCTGATGAGACTTCTTTTAATTTTTCTTCAATTAATATTAGTCTGCTGTTGATATTTTCTAACTTATTTTCAATATTTCCCAATTTAGTTATTATAATTAAAAATGACATTTATTATTATATATAATTTAATATTGAAATTATAACACATTGATTTTGACCCACTTATATTTTATCCATTTATATTTTTATTTAGGTTTAATTATATTTTATCACAAAATCCTATATAATAATTTATAGGCTCATTATCAGAACTTTTACATGTATACGTACTACTCATATCATCAAATTGCCAAGAATATGCTTTTGGACATTGTTTTTTAAATATAGTATGATAATTACAATCTTCTCCTTCTAAATTATTTTTTTCACAAAAAGATTGATCAGGCTTTGGCCACATTTCAGACCAACATAAATGTTTTTGATATTTAATATCTGTAAAATGATTATCATTCGGTGAACACCCCATTTTCTTCGACTTGTCACTGGTTTTTACATCACAAAACCCTTCACAGCACGCGACCGTTTTAACTCTTAAACATTTACCAGCAATTTCGTCTTGTACTGAACACGCACTACTTGTATCACTTGTATCACTTGTATCACTTGTATCACTTGTATCAAGAACCCATCGTCCCTTATTGAACCACTTTCTTCCTGATTTAGATGGGTCTGTTTGTGACGGTGGTACATCATATCCATCTTTCCAGTTATATCTAGAATTATGTAATTTCATTAATTTATTATATCCCTCTTCATTATGAACTTTTAAAATATCAATATTCTGACTTAACTTGCCATTTGGATATAGTCCTGGGGGATCTAATCGATTATAATTATCTGGTATACCTGACATCGCTTGACAAATTGATTGACATGTTATAAACTTTCCGGATTCTGAATATACCCTTAATTCATTCGGACACTTATTAATAGAAGAATTTGGATAACAAGAAGTTCCCTTACACCAAAATTCATCCGGTGTACCAGATGGTTTATCAGCAAAATTCTGAGAAATTGGTATCATACTTACACTAATATTATTACCATCAACTTGACTTATATCATAATAATCAACCCCAGTTGATGCAAATGTAAATTCAATTGGGGTCGTAGGACCCAAACCTCCTATTATACTACCTTTTCCGTCATAACATAATTTTCCTTCACTACTACTTGCGTATGCATCAGGGGGTAAAGGACAATTGCCTGTATCACACCATAATATTGGTGTACTTGAATCATATTTGTGTGAAGCTGTACTTCCTTCATATCCACTACTCATTGAACATCCAGTTCTTACCCATATTCTTCCAGAATCTACATATTTGGGTAATTGTAATGGATAAAACTCCTTACTTTTAATTTTAAAACCACTATATTTAGTCGGATTAATTAAAGGTCCTTTATCTATTTTATTAATAAAAGTAGAAGCATCTAATGATGCATATAAATCCTCACTACTATTATTATGTAAAACAAGTACTCTGAGTTTATCAAGAGGCGTAACCGTCGGATGTAATAGGTGGTCTATATACGGGGGAAATATTGGTAATTTGTCACACTTTTTTGTAAAAATTGGAGGACTGGGCGGACTTGGCGGCGGAGGTGGACTCGGGCTGTAACTCGGGCTAGGGCTTGGCGGGGTCGGACTCGGACTTCCACTGGGACCCTGTGGTGAATTATTATTTATTAATGATATAATACTTGAAACAGTACTTATTGTTAAAATCAGTAATATCAATAGTTTTAACAAAATAATTTTATTCATTTATAATAATAATTATATTTATCTCGGTTTAATTATATTAGGTACAACAATATCTAGCCATGATTTTTTAGTTTCACCTCCATCTTTTATGTATAATAACGATTTATCTATACCTATATCACAAAACCATATTGCTGATACAATATATACCCAATAATCAAATTTATATTTATTTATAACAGCTATCATGTTTTTATAAAAAATACTATATGTAGGACTATATGTAGGCTTTCTTCTATGTTTATCATTACTTTTTACACATTCAGACCACGGTGGCATCAATCCAGATTCACATATAATTCGTTGAAAATTATGACCATTATTTTTCTTTTGATAATATTTATCAGAAAGTTCTAAACTATGAGATAATGTTGAATCGTTAATCTTAGTAGGACACTTAGTAGGAGGACACTCACAAAGTTGCGAGTTATCATTTGTCCAAGCAATAGAAAAAATACTAAATCCAATCATATCAACAATTCCCATTTCAGGCGATGAAATATTATTAGTCTGATCTCCCATAAATGCTTCAAGATTACTATAAACAACCGGACGATTTGATACAAATTTAATACCTTTTGTTAATTTTAATTTATCAATTATATCCTTAACAGTCGAACGATTTACAAGACTCTCCCATGTATTTGTTGTTTCTTGTCCTAAGTGTAATATAATTTTAGGTGGGTTTGGGTTTGGAGTTATTCCCGTGTAATGTTTTACTAACTTTTTCGACTTAACAAAGTTCGCAATTCTATTAAAAGCCTTTTGAAATTGAGTTCTTGCTGAAACCCAATTATCCGGGGTATTAATATCAATCGGGACAAAATATTGAAATTGTACTTCATATCCTATTCTGACTAAAAATGTTAAATTACTATTTAAATTGATAACATTTTGCATTGCTTGAAAATTATTATCATAATCCCCATTATTAATAGCTTTAAGAAATGCGTATCTAAAATTTCTCATTTCTTGGTCGGTCGGTGAATTTTTTGGTATAGGAATTTCTTTACCAATATCTATTGCAATTTGTATAGTGTCACCATAAGTTTTGTAATTATCATTTAGAAATTTTGTATAATAAAATGATTTATTATTCATATCTAGGGTTGGTGTACCAAATTTGAACATTTTGGGAATTATAGACTGTGTGTAATATTGTGATAATTTTAATCCCTCAGAAGACGACGAATCTATCGGATTTAATAAGCCCATACTGCCGCATTTTATAGATCCGGAATTTTCACATGTTCCGGCTTCGTATTCACTCCCGTACTTATCCTTGACCATAATATCTTGACGCTTAGCACAACCGTCGCCGTTAACACCGCGTAAAAATGCAAGTCCATTTTTATCAGTTATATACCAATAGCAAGAACCACCAGAACTGTATTTGAGTGGGGGGGGTTGTGGCTTCGATGGTGGATTAAATAGGTTATAGTAATCTTTTAATCCCTTTATAAGACTTTGTCCAATCAATAACTTAAACTTATGGGGTTGACTCGGACTCGGACTTGGCGGACTCGGACTTGGACTCGGGCTGTGACTCGGACTCGGACTCGGACTTGGACTCGGGCTGTGACTCGGACTGTGACTCGGACTCGG